ATAGATTTCCGAGGCAATCCACCTTTGGTAACTTTGTTTAATAGATCAATGTCGAACGGCATGCGTTCTTCTTTACGATGGTAAAATTCATAACGTTCATCCGAGTCTTCAATAAAATCGTGACCTACAGATGTATCAAAGCTTATACCGAGAGAGTCTGACAATAGATTAGGTATAGAACCCTTATCATTCGTAGTGTCTTCTCCATCCATAATAAGGATAGCTTTACGTATAGAATTAAATAAATCTTTATCTTGGCAGAACTTTTCTGTTTCTGAAACAAGAAAATCAAAGTTAGTATCTTCGTCACGTGCAAAAGTTTCAACGGTGTCCATCATACCTTTGTATGAGTCTTCGTTTAAATCTTTACGTTTGTCGAGCGATATCTTTAAAGCTTCGATTGATGGAGGCGATTTATATTCCTCCACGTATGTTGAATAAGTATCAAATATTTTCTTGAGATTATTATCATCAAAATATTCACCTTTAATATAAGGATATACTTTGCGATAATATTCTTCATTGAATATAAGATTAGCGAGTACAGTAGTTTCAATCATTGGATATCCAGTTGCTAAGTTGAATACAGGCAACCGAAGCTGCCTGCATTTTATTAATTATATAATAACATAAAAGTGACTATTTGTCAACTGTTTTATGCAACATTTTCTTCATCATCAATGACTTCATCATCTTCACGCATAATGCTACCGGATGCACCAATTGTAAACATATCCTTAATGTATGTAGAGAAGTTTGTTTTCTCCATTAAGTTAAGCCAGAATTCAGAATTATCAACGATCTCTTTTGCTCTCATCAACTTATCTGAAAGCACGACACCAGTCTCTGGATCAATGGCTTCATACCAACCTACTTTTGGTTTAGTTAGATATCCACCAGCTTCTGCAACTTCCATTAGACCTGACCATTTAACAATGCCACCTTCCCATGATACTGAGATTGGGATTTTAGATTTCTCTTTAACATGTCGAGACTTTTCAACATTAATAATAAAGTGATAACCTTGTATGTCCTTGCCAACTTTATCTTGCTGACGACCAATAATCCAAATAGCATCGGCTGAATAGTAAATACCGGTACCACCTGATACAACTGCTTTAGGAAACAAACCAATCTCTTGATAGGTGTGGTTCACTGCAATTAATGGAATGTCTTTAAGATTAAGATGTGGTGTTACAATACGGAATAATGACTTGAGTGCTTTTGCACGAGACATATCCGCAACTGATTTACCATCTAATGCATCTTGTGTTTCTTTCTTAGATGCCAAGTTACCAACTGAATCAATAACAATAATAACTTTGTCATCTTTTTCAATCTCTTGTAACTGCTGAGACATATCAAACTTAAGTTGCTCAACGTCAGTAATTGGTGTATGAACTACGCGATCCATATCAATACCAAAGCTTTCAAAGTAAGCCTGAGGTGTACCAAATTCTGCATCATAAAACAATAACACTGCTTCTGGATTACGCTTCATATATGCACCTGCCATAAGCAAAGCAAATGCTGATTTAAAGTGTTTTGATGGTCCTGCTAACACTAACAGTCCTGGTGAAAGCCCGCCATCTATACGACCCGATAATGCAACGTTGATCATCGGAACTTGGGTAGGTGCCATGTCTTTCTTACCATAAACTTTTGATTCCATTAATGGAGCCGTCAGTTTAATGGTACTATTCTTCACTAGTTTATCTAATAAACTCATACTAATTTCCCTCTACAATTGACAATAATTTACCCTTATAGGCTTCTATTTTCCCGACACGATCGGGCCAATAGATAGTTGATTTGTCTGCGTTCTTACATAAATTATCTAAGAACGGAGTAACTGCTTTAAATAGCAATTCTAGCCTATATTCAAGGTCATCAGCTTTGACCTTAGAGGACGTTAATTGATCCTCTAAGCTTTGTTTTTCATTGCTGACCTGTTGAATAGTTTCTTTGGCTTCAGCTTCTTTTTCCTGAAGTTCTTCATCAATAAAGCTGAAACCAAAGTCAAAGTCTAGAACCTCTTCGTAGACTTTATTAGCCATTCGCTAGCTCCTTGAAGATTGAGAGATCGTCGTCATCATCCATAGATACACTAGATGTTGAAGCAGGCATTGCTTCCTTTAGTGTTGGTTCTGGAGCTGATGTTTGCATGTTACCCATGTTGCTTAGATCCAAATCATCATCCGCATCCACGGCAGTTGACGGAGTAGATGGTTCCTCGTCAAGTGCAAGTACACGGTAGAGTTTTGTTTTCAACTCTGCATATGACTTGAAGTTTTTGGGATCAACCAACTCTTGCAATTTATGCTGTTGGTTCCAAATGGCTTCAATTTGCGCATCATCTTCGGCAATTGGAGATGGCGAATCAAACTCAGATTTATCATAGTTTGGATAGCCTTCGAACTGACGAATTTTCAAGCGGAAATTTGCACCTTCCCAAAAATCAAATGGGTTAACTGGCGTTTCATCTTCGAACTGTGGGTTCATAAGATCGTTACACTTGTCAAAGATTTTCTTACCAAACTGATACATGAATACCTTGCCGTCATTAGCAGGGTTGGCAGAGTCTTTAATAACAAGTACGTTTGCAACGTATTTTAGGCGACGCTTTTGCTTACGTGCAAGATCTTTATCCGAGTCAAGTCCTGTATTCCAAAGCTTGGAATTGTATTCAGAAACCGGATCATCCTGGTTAAGTGTTGTAAGCGAGTTTTCGATATACCATAGACCTGTTGGGCCTTGGAAACCGTGATCCCAAATACGTACGAATGGCATTTCTTCACCTTGTGATGCAGGCAAGAAACGAATGATAGCGAAGCCGTTACCCGCTTTATCACGAGTTGGTTTCCACATTTTACCTTCGTTGGGATCTGAGTAGCTCTTTTGAGAAACTTTCTCGAGCTGTGCGTTCAATTTGTTTAGTGAACTTGAACGATTCTTTTTAAGTGCGTCAAATGACATAGTCATGTTTGTATCTCCTAATTTTGCGTTATATAGCATTTGTTTGTATTGCGAAATATAGTTACACGAGGTAACGTTATATTTATATCAGAAAAACTGTTCGCGAACAATGTTTTTGAACTTTTTTTCATCGTACTCTAGGAAAGGTCTATACTTACCTAGTAGTATTATTATATCATAAGCTACGATTTTGTCAACTATTTCTTTCTCCCAATAGGGAAAAATATTTGATAACG